ATTTATCCCAGCACAACAACAAGGCGGCCCAGTTAATCAATATGGACACGGTGGACAGATGCAGCCTCGCAGACAACAGGAGATGCGTAATCCTGAAGTATATGGCCCACCAGTCCCTGCAAATTTAGATAGCGTACTCAAACAGATAATGATGAGGGACGTCAATGAAAGCATTAACCCTTTTAGTGGTGAGAGTCTTGACTTTGAAGGAGACTCTTTACGTCTATTGCAAAAAATGAATGAATCTAGAGGCGATACTACTAGAACAAGAATGCCTCTTAGCCCTTATGGGCAAAATCTGCAACGAGGTGGAGTTGCTGGCCCCGAGGTATATGGCCCACCCGAACCAACAGGTAGACAAAATATAGAAGCCATGCAGGCCTCTGGTATGTTAGGCCAAGGGCAGCCGCTGGAAAGACGCACTTTGATGGGGGACGCTAATCAGGATAGCCGAATAGCGCCAATGCCAATGATTGAGCCGGACGAATATAGATTGCAGTTAATTCCCAATGCACCGCAAGACACAACCACGATGAAAATACCGAAGCTGTCTTCAGCTTATTTATCTTCTTTTGGTGTGGAGACACCCCTTTCTAAAAGACAGAATAGTTTATTACAAGAAAGGCAAATACCACCTCAAATGTTAAATTCACAAGTTTCAGGATTAATTAACAGAGCCTTAGTACAACGATTAACTAAAGAGCCTTTATAGTGGTATTAGAAAAAGACAAAAGAGCTGAATACAACCAAGATTTATACCGTCGCTGGCGTAATGCCCGTTCCGAGTGGGATACGGAAGCCAGATATGACATTGACTTTTACCATGGCAATCATTTTACCAGTGAAGAGGTAGATGAGCTACAATCCCGCAATCAAGCTGACGTTCCTATGGATAGGATTGGCCCAGCTATTGAAAAATTTAAAGCAGTATTAACTTCCAGAGCACCTGCGTTTACTATGACGCCCAGAGAAGACTCCGATGTAAAGGTGGCCTCTGTATGGAGAACCATTATGGGGTATATTTGGAGTAACTCCAATGGAGACTGGCAGTTAAAACAGGCAATTCACGATTATGCTACTACCGGTATGGGTTATTTGTATACCTATATAGACCCGGAATCAGACTTCGGTAGGGGCGATGTCAAGTTCACTTATGTCAACCCATTCAGGGTATATGTCTCTCCGAATACTCGAAACAGGTGGTTTGATGATGCTGAAGGTGTTATCCTCTCTACAATCCTCACCGGTGAACAGGTCGTCAGCCTCTACCCAGAATTAGGCGAACAGGAGAATCCAGAAACGGGCGAAAAAGAAACGGGTATCATACAAGACCTTGAGACCTATATGGAAGAAGATTATCCCGGTGCAATGAATAACAACAGTAAGAAGGTCTTCACCCCAGCAGAAGCTCAGGATTTAGATTATTTTGAAAGACAGAAATATCAAATCTTAGAGAGGTTCTATAAAATTAAGGTTGATTTTTACCGTGTTATTGATATGCAGACTGGCGAAGAAGTTATATTTATCGACGAGGAGTATCAAGAATTTATAGAGAATAACAAGGAGCAGGTAGAGGCAAATCAGTATGAGGTTATACCGGTTAAACAAACACGGGTTAAAGTATGTGCTTCTATTGGTCAAATTGTTTTATATGAATCAGTATTAAATACCGACCAATATCCAATTGTTCCGCTTCCAAATATTTTTACAGAGACACCCTATCCAAAATCAGATGTGTCTCGCGCCAGACCAATGCAGCGCTTACTTAATAAGCTTTGGTCGCTGGCTCTTTCCCACGCTCAAGCCTCGGGTGGATTAAAACTATTGGTGCCTTTAGGCAGTGTGGAAGATATAGGACAGTTAGAAAGAGACTGGGCTAACCCCAATGCGGTTATAGAAATAGATTCTACACAGGGAGAGCCACATTTCCCAGCCCCGCAGCCATTAGCTGGAGAGTTCTATAAGCTAATTCAGCAGTGTGAGTTTTATATTGACTTTACTTTTGGTTTACCGGAGATGATGCACGGCTTTGCAGATAAGGCGCCAGAGACAGTAAAGGGTACCGAGAGAATGATTGCTCTTGGTAGTGAAAGACCTAAGTCTAAACTAAGAGATATTGAATTTAGTATCAATAGACTTGGACAGGTGTTATATAATTTAGCTAAAGGTCATTATACTTATAAGAAGATGTTCCGTTTAAATAGCGCCAATAATGATATGACCGAAGCTATGGTTAATTATTACGATGACAAGACAGGCGCCATCTTAGATATTAAAAAAGAACGACATAATTTAGGACAACACGATGTACGCATTGAGCCGGGTTCTACATTGCCGACCAATAAGTGGGCAGAGCTTGGTGTTTACATGGAGGCTTACCAGATGGGTATTGTAGATAAAGTAGAAGTGTTGAAAAAGAATCCAGAAATATTTGATAAAGAAGCTATCCTACGCCGAACCGATGAGAAGAATCAACTCATGCAGCAGGTTCAGGCTATGGATGAGAAAATAAAGAATTTGGAGGGAGACCTCCAGACTGCCCAAAGGGAGTCTGTGCACGATAGAAAACGGGTTGAGGTTGAGAAATTTAAATCTCGACTCGCAGATGTTGCATCAGACGCCAAAGCTGACAGAAGAGTTCAGTTAAATAATCTACAAACAAAGGTGAAGCTCGAAGCGGAGAAATTAGCAAATGTTAGAGCAGATGCTAGTTCAGCTCCAGAAGCTTAGAGACATCTAAAGGAGACGAAATGGACAATACACAGACAGAGGCCCTACCCGTAGCTGATGGTTTAGTTGACGGTGGCCCAGATATAGTTGGAGAAGTAAGAGCAGAAGTGGATGGAGAACATACAGAGTCTTCCGAATCGCAAGAGACGGTTGATTTTTCAGCTCCAGAAGTTGAGGTACAACAGGAAGTGATTCCAGAGAATGAGTGGGAAGTCGAAGCCCGCAAGTTTCAGTCAATGTACGATAGAACCCAAGCAGAAAACGACAAGCTTAGAAAGCTAGAACCTCTGGGGGATTTATTAGAATCAAGACCTGACCTCGTTGAAGTCTTACAGAAAAACATAAATGGACAGCCACAGCAACAGCCGCAGCAAGAAGCTCAGCAAGGTTTACCTGCTGAGGATTTTAACCCTTGGGATGCTTACTATAATTCAGAATCACCATCATTTAAATTCAGAATGAACCAAGATGTTCAGCTGATGAATAATGTGGTGAATAATGCGTTGGGTGAGCAGAAACGACAAATGACAGAGGAGATAACATACAACAATACTGTGAATGAGTTACGCAACACATATAAGTTTTCGGACAATGATGTTCAAGAGTTTATGGGTTTTGTTACGCAGCCCAAAGAGCAGGTTGGCTTATCGAATCTGGTAAAGCTATATAGGGATGTTAATAAAAAAGGTAACGCCCCTGAAACGGCAGAAGCGGTGAGAGCCGCTCAAAACCAGCCGCGTACAGCTGGAGTCCTCCAAGGAGGTTCTCCAAGTTCCCCCAAATCTGAAGAAAATAAGGTGTGGGATAACATTGTAAACGCTGGTAGTCGTAATAGCATACTTTAAACAATAAACTGAGGAAGGATATATAATATGGCAACATATAATAATCCCGGCCCGTTGAAGTTTGGTGACCCCGGTGCGGTAATTGATAGTGTAGTACCATCAAGAAGACTATATAATTTCAGTGATAGAATCGCTGATTTAGCTCCTGATGAATCTCCATTTTTCGTTTACCTATCTAAGGTTGCTAAAGTTCCAACGGACGACCCGCAGTTCCGATGGTTAAAAGACCGGAATAAAATCCAAATGGCGGATAGAAGTTTTGCACTTGATGCATCTCATACTGTTCCAGCCGCAGGCAGCACGTTAACTTACACCGTTGATGACGGTGCAGGTGCGGCTCCTGATTGGATTATTAAAGGCATGGTATTTGCAGTTGGCGAAAAAAATGCGAGCACGAATGAACCCGAGACAGCTATTGTTCGGGTTGAGTCTGCTCCTGTCGCTGGAAGCACAGAAACCACCTTTACTGGTCGTACAATTTCCGCAGCAACTGGCAGTACTACTGCTGTTGTTGATGGTGAAAAGTGTACAGTCATTGGAAGTGCATTTGAAGAGGGTTCAGGTTCCCCAGATTCTTGGTCTCGTGAATTAGATAATGGTAATGGGTATTGTCAAATATTTAAGACAGCCTGTGAACTTACTAATACTGCAAGGGCTACGGTTTACCGCGGCTATGCTAGTGAGTGGGACAGAATTTGGAATCTGAAACTTCGCGAACACAAAGTGGATATCGAAAGAGCAATGCTTTTTGGTCACTCCGCAAGTCAAAATGGTATCAACTATACCGATGGTATTGTTGGTCACATTATCAAAAACTCACAGTCTCAGATTACCGGAGCATCAGCTCAGGTATCATACACTGAAGACAAAGGTTACTTTACTACTCGTACAGATGCTGAAACAACTTACGATGTTATCCTTAAAGACCTTGAAGTGATTTTTGACCCGGCTCGTGGTGGTAGTTCATCAAAGCTTGCGCTTTGTTCACTTCCTGTTATTTCATTCTTTAACAAGATGGCA